CGTATTCTCAAAACCAGACTGCCACTGCTATTATGGCTGGTCTAACTGCAGTTAATCCTATCTTTGGTCTATTTGGGTCATGGGCTACTCGCTCTACAGGAAATACTATTGCGGAAGAAATGAAAAGGCGGGGCATTAAAGTTCCTGAGAGTAAAGGTTTTAAGGGTGTATTTGGAAATATTATAGATGGTATAAAAGATATGTTAGGTCTTGATGATGACCAAACTACTGCAGTAAAAAATGCTGTTGAAAAAGACAACTCGCCTCCTAAAATTTACACACCTAAAGACCCTACAAAAGGGACTTTTTCAACAGACTCAAGTACAGGTATAGTAAAGGTTACTCCCTCTAAATCTGTACAAGATAGTGTTACTATAGTTGATAAAGACCCAATGGAGCAATTTGGTGGTACTGGTACTACATATAATAGTTCAAATAAATCTACAACTTCAACTGACGCCATAACTAATAAAATGGATAAAGATAATTCCCCTCCCAAAGCTACAGGGACTACTGCTATAACTCGTAAAATGGATAGGGATAATTCTCCTCCTAAAAATACACCTACTACTTCTAGCTCAAATAAAACAAAAGCTTCTGCTACTAAAGCAAGTAATGCATCTAAGGGTTTGGGAGCACAAACTTCTAAGGGTTCTAATGCGGGTTCTAAAAGTGGGTATTTTGATTAAAAAAAAAATATATAGTTTTAAGTATGGTGGGCTTAAACTTAAAAAGAAAAAATAACCTTCCACCAATTTGACTGGCTACTCATCCCCCTGCCAACACAGGCTACGGTGGCCCCAGTATGAAAGAACTGAAATATGAATGATACTAATGTTGTAGGTGAAGTAGAGACACCTAAAATTGCAGCTTTTGCAAATCGTAAATACTCTAATGAAGAACGCCGTAAGCATGAGCAAGACGAACTAGACGAACTTATTGCAGAACAGAACGGTGAAACAAAAGAAGCTGTACAGGAAGATGATCAAGAACCTGTAAGCGCAGAAGATAAAAGTTTTAAGAAACGTTACGGTGATCTTCGTAGACACGTACAAGAAAAAGAAAAGACTTGGGAAGATAAACTTAAACAGCTGGAAGCACAGCTTGACCAAGCTACTCGTAAAGAAATTAGCTTACCTAAGTCAGATGAAGATATTGAAGCATGGGCAACTAAGTACCCCGATGTGGCGGCTATAGTTGAAACCATTGCAATAAAGAAAGCACGTGAACAGTCGCAGGGACTAGAAGAACGTGTTAAAGAAATTGATGAGATGAAGGCAAGTGCAGCCCGTGAAAAAGCGGAAGTTCAACTCTTGCAATCTCACCCAGACTTTGGTACTATTCGTGATAGCGATGAGTTCCATGAATGGGTAGAAGAGCAACCTAAGTGGGTACAAGACGCTCTGTATGAAAATGATAGTGATGCTCGTTCAGCTTCTCGTGCAATTGATTTGTATAAAGCTGATATGGGTATTAAAACTAAAAAGACAACCAGTAACCGTGATGCAGCACGTTCCGTAGGAAATCGTTCTGGTCGCAGTGCTCCTAGTGAAGACAGTACGTCAGGGGTATTTAGCGAGTCACAGGTAAGTAAAATGTCTGCACAACAATATGAAGCTGTTTCCGACGAGATAATGGAAGCTATTCGGACAGGTAAATTTGTTTACGATATGTCGGGAAATGCCCGATAAACCTATTGACATCTTAGTTATTTATGATATAACTATATGTACAATGTAATAGTGTTAGCCCCGCTAGGTATTAACTACGGTCACCTAACACTATTAACAACTTAGCAAACAATAATGACATCTATCGGACAACCTAATGTCTCATGGCCCGTTTAATAGAAGGTAGGCCAACTTTCTAAAGAGCGCACCCTAGTAGCACATAGCCTTCGCATACGTAATTAATAGTTTGCATCTGTAATCTAAATGCTAAAGGAGAATTATTATGGCATTCGGAAAAGCTTCGGGTTATACCAACCTGAACTCAGGCAACTTCTCGCCTGTTATTTACAGCAAACAGGTGCAACTTGCATTTCGCAAGGCCTCTGTTTGTGACGCAATCACTAACAACGATTATTTTGGCGAGATCGCCAACATGGGAGACACTGTGAAGATTATTAAGGAGCCTGAAATTTCAGTCTCTGCGTATCTTCGTGGTACAACTATCACCCAGCAAGATTTGACAGATAACGATTTCTCGTTAGTTGTTGATAAAGCTAACTATTTTGCTTTTAAAGTGGATGATATTGAGGAGGCTCACAGCCACGTCAATTTCCAAACACTTGCATCTGATCGTGCAGCATTCCGTTTGGCTGACCAACATGACCAAGAAGTTCTTGGCTATTTGGCTGGTTACAAACAAACTGCACTACATGCAAATGCAGGCGCAGTAAATGACCAAGTGAACGGCACTAAAGCAGATACCACTGCAGGTACTGACGAATTGCTGGCAGCTAACAAGCTGAACAAAGGTTCTTTTGGTAACATTACTACTACATCAGCTGCGGATCACTCTATCCCAGTTGCTGCACGTCTTCCCGGTGCAACTGCACTTCCAACTGCTTATGTCTCACCTGCAATGCTTGTTGCACGTATGGCACGTTTGTTGGATGCGCAAAACGTACCGACACAAGGAAGGTGGATCGTTGTTGACCCGGTAATGATGGAAGTGCTTCGTGATGAAGATTCACGCCTCTTGAATGCTGACTTCGGTGGTTCAGGTCTCCAGAATGGTATGGTGTTGAATAACTTCCACGGTTTCCGTGTACACGTTTCAAACAACCTGCCTTCCGTAGGAACTGGTGCATCAACAACAGGTACAGCAAACCAAAACACTAACTATGGTGTAATTGTTGCTGGACATGATTCATCTGTTGCAACTGCAGAGCAGATCAACAAAACCGAAACATACCGTGACCCAGACAGCTTCGCTGACATTGTTCGTGGTATGCATCTATATGGTCGCAAGATTTTGCGCCCAGAAGGTCTTGTCACAGCTAAGTACAACTTGGCTTAAACAAAATAGGTGGGGCTGGCTACACGCTGGCCCCTTCTATCTTTTATCTATTTTAGGATTTAACATGGCTACGTATGTTTCTCTAGTAAACGAACTACTACGGCGTATGAATGAAGTTACCTTAGATGCAGCGGGTGATGGATTTGATACGGCACGTAACGTTCAGGCACTAGCAAAAGATGCAATCAACAGTAGCATCAGACTTATTTTACAAGATGGTCAGGAGTGGCCTTTCCTTAAGACTACCTACACACAAACTTTGGTAGCAGGTACACGCCAGTATAATTTTCCCTCTGATTACTCTAGTGTCGATTGGGACACCTTTTATATTAAACAACTTACCTCTGAGAGCAATGGACCCCGTAGGTTGCGCCCTATCTCTTACGACGAATACATCCGTAACTATCGCACCTCTGATGATACAGGTGACTTGGTAAATGGTGAATCTGCACCTATTGTAGTTTACCAAACATATGAAGAAAAGTTTGGTGTAACACCAGTTCCTAATGCTGCGTATGAAGTAGAGTATGTATACTGGTCATACCCTAATGATCTTACTGTATACAGTGACATTGCTATTATACCGGATCGTTTTAAGCACATCTTAATTGATGGTGCTATGATGTTTATGATGCGTTTCCGTAGTAACGAACAAAGTGCAGCAATGCACCAAAAGAATTTTGAGGATGGTATCAAGGCTATGCGCCGTGTGCTACTAGATGATCCATTAGGTCTTCGTTCTACTGTGATTATGCAAGGTGGTGGTAGTGCGTTTAGTGGTACTTTCTAATGGCTGACAATCTAGCCTCTTTTAAAGTCTTCTGTCAAGGAGGGCTAAACACTAGCCGTGATGTGCTATCACAAGGTGAGACACAGCCGGGTTCAGCTATCTCGTTAATTAATTACGAGCCTGCTGTTACTGGTGGTTATCGTAAGATGAGTGGCTATAGCAATGACTACGGTACTGTACCGGGGTTTGGTAATGTTTTAGGCGTCTGTGTAGCTAATGGTGTAAATGATGGTATACTTGCCGCACGTTATGATTCAGGTAGCACAGATTATCTTTATTACTGGAATACTTCTACATCAGCTTGGGTAACTATTACCACTCCCGCCTCTGTTAATTTATCTACTTTTCCTAAGGTACGTTTTTCACGTTACAACTGGGGTACGTCTTCAGTAGTAATTACAGATGGTGTAAATCGTGCTGCAGTTTATGATGGTACAACGTATGCTCAGGTCAGTAGCACTAATGCTCCTTCTGCACCTAAAGTATCTCATACATTTAAGAATCATCTATTTTTAGCTGGTGACGCTACTGAGTCCACTAGTCTATGGTTTTCTGCTCCGTACGATGCTAC